CATCTCCGTGCGCAACTACACGGACGAACGCCTGGCCGAACTGGACGCCCGCAATATCCCCTACGGCGGCGGGCTGTACACCAAGTACGAGATCACCCAGATGCAGCGGGCGCTGGAACGCAGGGTGCGCAAGTACAAGCGCCGTTACCTGGCAGAGACCGCCGCCGGGGTGGATGCCGGCCAGAGCGCCGCCAAGCTGAAAGCCGCCCGGCAGCAGCTGAGTGCGTTCCTGGAGGAAACCGGGGAGAGGCTGGACGGCGCAAGGACGGAGATGCCGGGCTTTGGGCAAAGGGAAGCGAAACAGGCGGATGCGGCGGCAAGTGCCTTGCAATCCGCCCAAAACAATGCTACACTGAAAGAAATCAGCCTGGGGTACAAGGAGATTACCATCCAGAGCATTCAGCACATTCAGCCATTTGCCTGTGAGACGCTGGACGCCGCGGGCAGCCGTGCCCTTGCCAACGCCCACAAGAAGCTGCTGCTGGAAGCCCGAAAGGTTCCGCTTGGAACAGAAAAGGCCCGCTGCTATGGGCTGGATATGCAGCCTCTGGGCGGTTACAAGGAAAGTTCTGAACCGGGAACATCTGTAAAAATCAAGGTTCCGAATGTTGACTGTATTGTAATGCACTCGCACCCAAGCGGGCTGACATTTTCACCTGATGATTTGGACGCATTCTCTAAAAACAAAACCATCCGCATTCTGACCGCCGTTGGCAATGATGGTTCCCTTTACGCGATTGAAAGAACCAACAATACCGATGAAACAGCTTTGGAAAACCTGACTTCCCTGTTGATGTTTGACATGAACAAAGCGACAACCAAAGCCGCCGTTTATGATACATTGAATACTTATTTCAAAGAGGTTCAGAATTATGGCATTCACTATTACGCCAGAGAAAATTGAAGAAATGAAAAAGTTCCTTCAAGAGAACCCTATTGACCCAAAGTATACCGTGCCGGACGGTTGGGTTGCGCTTGATGGAGACATTCCTCCTGCCCAACTGGCTGCCCGTGGATGCTACAACATTCTGAAACGATTGGGCGAACTTCCCGAATAGCCCTTAACGATTCAACCACGATGCAATTCTGCACCGTGGTTTTTTCATGCCTGCCTGCCCTGCATGAGGGGCGGGCGGGCACTTTTTATACCCTTTTGCCCGGCTGCGGCAGGGCTGAAACAGCCGCACAGACGGTGACGGCAACCACCTAAAAACGCCTATCTGACACCCTACACAGGAGGTAACACCCATGAAAACCGAAGATCTCAAAGCCCTTGGCCTGAATGATGAGCAGGTGCAGCGTGTGTTCGCCATGAACGGTGCGGACGTGAACCGCGAAAAGCAGGCCGCTGAGACGGCCAAAGCCGAGCGTGATGCCATCCGCACCCAGCTGGACGAGGCCAACACCAAGCTGAAAGGCTATGACCCCGACTGGCAGCAGAAAGCCACCGATGCTCAGAAAGCGGCGGACGCAAAAGTGGCCGAGCTGCAGGCAGGCTATGCCGCCCAGAATGCAGCCGCCGGGCTGCACTTTACCAGCGCCAGCGCAAAAAAAGCATTTATGGCCGACCTGGCCGCCAAGAACCTGCCCCTGCAGGGGGACAGCCTGCTGGGCTTTGACGACTTTGTAAAGACCTACCGCGAAAATGACCCCGGCGCATTTGCCGCCGATACCAAGCCCGCGCGCATTGTGGCAAGCGCTACCGGCACCCCGGCAGCTGCCACCGGCCGCGAAGAAGCAAACGCAGCGATCCGTGCCGCGTTTGGCAAATGAAAGGAGTATAACCCATGCCCAATGTTATTGATCGTTCCCGCGCTGAAGCCCTCATCCGTGAGCAGGTCGTCAGCACCATTTTTCAGGATGCCCCCAAGCAGAGCGTTGTGATGCAGCTGGGCCGCAAGCTGCCCAACATGACCAGCAAGCAGACCCGCATTCCGGTGCTTTCCATGCTGCCGCTGGCCTACTGGGTCAACGGTGATACCGGCTATAAGCAGACTTCCCGCCAGGCGTGGGAAAACGTCTACCTGACCGCCGGTGAGCTGGCAGTCATCGTCCCCATCCCCGAAGCCGTTCTGGCTGATGCTGAGTTTGACATTTTGGGCGAGGTAACCCCGCGCGTCAACGAAGCCATCGGCCTGCGGGTGGACCAGGCCATTCTGTTCGGCATCAACCGCCCGGCAGAGTGGCAGAACGACATTATCACCGTTGCCCGCCAGGCCGGCAACAACGTTTCCGGCGGCATCACCTATGATTCCCTGCTGGGCGAAAACGGACTGTTTGCCAAGGTGGAGGATGCAGGCTACACCGTGGACGGCGTTGTGGCTGCCATGGGTGCCAAAGCGTCCTTGCGCGGCATCAAGGACACCAACGGCCACCCCCTGTACAAGAGCGACATGCAGGGCACCACCCCCTATGCCCTGGACGGCGCGCCGATCTACTTCCCGGAGAACGGCAGCTTTGATACCAGCGTTGCCCGCATGGTGGCCGGCAACTTTAAGCAGCTGGTGTACGCCATCCGCCAGGATGTGGACGTCAAGATCCTGGACCAGGCCGTGATCCAGGACCCCAGCACCAAGGACATCATCTTCAACCTGGCCCAGCAGGACATGATTGCCCTGCGCGTTACCTTCCGCATGGGCTGGGCTATGCCGAACCCCGCCACCCGCATGAACGAGAACCGCGTCAACGTGCCCTTTGCCTACATTGACGCCGCGACCGCCTACACCGACCAGACTGTGACCTTTACCGTCAAGGATAATGCCGAAAGCTCCCCCAATGCCATTGCCGGTGCAGCTGTCAATGTGAACGGCTCCATCCGCCTGACCGGCACTGACGGCACCGCCGTGTTCCACCTGCGCGCCGGTGAATATCCCTACAGCGTCAAGGCAGACGGTTACCGCCCGCAGACCGGCACCGTAACGGTTGCCGCAGCCGCCGTACCGGTTGCCGTCACCCTGCCTGCATCCAAGTAAGGGGGCTGCTATGTATGCTGATTTTACCGACTATCAGGGCACCTACTGCGGCACCCTGATCACCACCCAGGGGCAGTGGATGCCCGCCGTGCGGGAAGCCTGCGCTTATCTGGACAGCATCACCTTTGGCCGCCTGAAGTGCGGCGCGCCGGTGGATGACACCGTAAAGCTGGCGGCTTGCGCGCTGGCGGATGTTGCCGCCCGCTACCAGGCCGTCAAGGCCGATGAGCGCAGCCGCCCCGGCCTGGCATCCTTTAACACAGACGGCTACAGCGAAACGCTGAATACTGCCGCCCTGACCGCACAGTACACGGCAGACATGCAGGCGGCCGCGGATATTTACCTGCCGCGCAGCCATCCGCTGCGCTATGCGGGCCGGGATGGGAGGTGCGGCCCTTGTACGGCTGTGACCAGACCGTGACCCTGACCCACCTGCACTATGACGGCGATGCCGACCGGGACGTGAAAGAAGAAACCACCCTGACCGGCGTGAGCTGGTACGGGCAGGCAAAGACCGCCGTGGATTTCACCGGCCTGCACGCGGCGCGGGTGTACAAATGCCGCATCCCGGAAAGCGCCGCCCCCGCTGGGCTGGACATTGCCCCCGGCGACAAGATCACCTGCGGCACCGTGACCGCCACCGTGCTGGACGTGCATGACAACCGCGGCCACCCCGCGCCGCACTGGTATGTGGAGGCAAGCTGATGGGGCTGAAATATGATGCCCGCCTTGACCTTTCCGCCCTTTCTGATGCCCTGGAAAAACGGGGGCTGACACCGGGCGGGAGGGTGCAGAAGGCGGTGGACGAAGCGGTGATCCGCTATTGTGATCCTAAGGTGCCATTCCGAACCGGTACGCTCAAGCACAGCGCCATCACGGCAAGCGCCATCGGGGACGGCATGATCGTGTATGCCACGCCCTATGCGCGCTACCTGTACTATGGCGAGGTGTACGGCCCCAACATTCCCATTTTTGAGGGCGGAGAACTGGCAGGCTTTTTCAGCCCGCCCCACAAGTACCCCACCGGCCGCCCGCTGACCTACAACGGCGCGCCGGATCGGGGCGCTTATTGGTTTGAGCGGGCCATGGCCGAACACAAGGATGACGTCATCCGCGAAGCCGCCGCCCTGGCAGGAGGAAGACCCGGAAAATGAACGTACTGGATGCCACCCGCGCCTGGATGCGCGCACAGTGCCCCCTGATCAACAGGCAGGACCTGTTCAACGCCAACTACCTGGGCGCAGAACCGACCGAATACACCCTGCGCACGGCCAGCGAGAGCCACCGCACCGACGTGCTGGGGTATGACCTGGCCGAATACAACCTGACCTTTGTGGCGCAGCTGCCATTTGGACGGGAACTAAAGCCCAACCTGGACGCTGCTGATTTTTTCGCCGCGCTCTCCGCCTGGATTCGCGGGCAGGAGCGCACCCACAACTACCCCGCTGTCAGCGGGTACCGCGTGACCAAAATCACGGCATCCAACGCCGGTGTGCCCACCGGGGCGGATGCCAACGCGGCCCGCTATCAATTACAAATCAAACTCTATCTTGAGGAGGAATAACCATGGCAGAAGCTGCTATCAACCTGACCGCCGGCCAAAAAGCTGACCGCAAACTGGACATGATCTTTGTGGACGTCGGTGGTTCCGGCACGGAGACCTGGGAACTGCTGGGCCGCGGCGTTGAGGACGCAAGCGTGGAATACAACCACGACACCGACACCGTGACCGACATCCTGGGCATTACGGACGTGAACGTGAGCGCCGCAAAGCCGGAGCTTGACCTGGACCCCTGCACCATCCGCGGCGGCCAGAAGCTGAGCGCCAAGCTGCTGGACATTGAGCGCCGCAACGCCGTAAGCGAGCTGAGCATGTTCGATGTGCTGCACGTCCACTGCTTCCTGGGGGCTGCTTCCGGCTCCTTCACAGCGGAAAAGCACACCGGCTGCACCATCGTGCCCCAGAGCCTGGGCGGCTCCGATTACGTCGGCATGCCGATGAACGTACACCTGTCCAACAACAAAACGCTGGGCACCTGCACCATTGCGGCCGGCGTGCCCACCTTCACGGAGGAATAAACAATGGAGCTGAACATTGACCGCGGCTTAAAAAGCTATGACGTCAAGGATGCGGACGGCACCCTGATCGGCACCATCCGCTTCAACCCCTCTGACATCGGCCTGGCCGGCCGCATGGAGGAAGCCCGCGTCAAGATTGCCGAAATTACGGCCGCGCCCGTGACCGGCCCCGAGGATCTGGTGGAGTGGGACAGGCAGGTGCGCCACTGGTTTGATTACATCTTCGGCACGCCGGTATCGGATGTATTCTTTGCCGGGGTATCCAGCCTGGCTTTCTGCGAAGATGGCAGCCTGGTGGCCGAAGCCGTGCTGGATGCCGTCACCCCGATGCTGACCCAGGCGGTGGAAGCCGCCGCCAAGGCCAGCGCGGCCCGCATTGCCAAACACGCGGACGCCTACCAGGGCAGCACCGCCGGGCTGGCCCCGGAACAGCAGTGAGCGGCTGGAAGCTGCCCACCAGCGTGACGGTATGCGGGCAGGAGTTTGCCATCCGCAGCGACTACCGCGCCGTGCTGGATGCCATCTCCGCCCTGCGTGACCCGGAGCTGAGCCCGCAGGAACAGACCCTTGCCTGCCTGGAGATCCTGTACCCGGATTGGAAGCGCCTGCCGGACCTGAGTGCAGCAGCCCAGGCGGCCATGGTGTTTATCAACTGCGGCAAGCCGGTGGAAGCCGCCGTGCCAAAGCCCGCCCTTGTGGACTGGGACACCGACGCCGCCATCATGGCACCGGCAGTGGACAAAGTTCTGGGCTACAGCTGCCGCCGCTGCGCCTACCTGCACTGGTGGGAGTTCATCGGGGCATTTGGCTGCATCGGGGACGGCCAGTTTGCGCAGGTCGTCTCCATCCGCAATAAGCGCCTGCACGGCAAAAAGCTGGACAAAGCCGAGCAGGAATTTGTGCGCAACAATCCCGATCTGGTCACCCTGCCCAAACACAAGCTGACCAGCGCGGAAGAAGAATTTTTCAAAAGTCTGGGGGTGTAATTTTTGGCCGATGGGTCGATCATTCTGGATACCAGAATCAACAATAAAGGCGCCTATGCCGAGCTGAAAGAGCTGCAGACCAAGGCCAAGAGCACCGCCCAGCAGGTTGCTGCGCTGGACAAGCAACTGGCGCAGGCAGGTGCCAAGCATACCAGCCTGGGCGATGATCTCAAGCGTGCCCGGCAGGAAACCGCCGAAACCGCGCGCGAACTGCAAAAATTAAACACTACCATAGACTTGCAGCACCAAAAGAATGGGCTGGATTTCTCCCCTGCTGACGTTAAACGCAGTGATAAGCTGCGGGCCACGTTGGATCAGCAGCAGCAAAAAATTGGCGCGATGTCCAAGGAATATCGTGACCAGGTTCCCATGCTTGAAAAGCTGCAAGAAGAGCACGATGCCCTTTTGCAGCAAATGGATACCGAAAACCTAGCGGTTGAGCATCAATCCCGGCGCATTGAATCCCTGTTAGGCCGACAAATTGCCGCATCGCGCGCAGTTCAGGGCGTAAAAAACGCCGTTCGTCTTTCGGCTGCAGCGATTCAACAGCCCTTCAAAGCAATTCAGGCCAGGTTGTCCGCCATGACAAAGAGCATGGGGCGGTTTTCCCGCCGCATTACCGGCCTTGCTTCCAGTGCGCTGATTTTCAACCTTCTCTCGTCTGGTCTGCGCCAGATGACCAGCTACATGGGCACTGCCCTGCTTTCCAGCACGTCCCTGCGGCAGGCCCTTGGCAACCTGCAAGGTGCTGCGGCTACTGCTGCCGCACCGTTAATTCAAGTTCTGACCCCTGCTCTGACCGCGCTGGCAAATGCGGCAGCAACTGTGTTCGCGTATTTGGCCAAGCTGGTGGCATTCCTGACCGGCAAGACGGTATCCTCCGCCAAGGCCGCTGCCAAGGGCATAAGCGGAACATCCAAGGCAGCGAAAGATGCTGCAAAGAGCCTGGCCGGGTTTGATGAAATCGAACGGTTAGATGCCAAGACAGGGAGCAGCGGCGGCGGTTCGGGCGCCAGCAGCATCACCCCCAACTATAACTTTGACGCAAAAAGCCCGTTCCTGGATTCCGTGCTGGCCGCCATCGAGGCAGGCGAATGGAACCAGGTCGGGCAGCTTTTCGCCCAAAAGCTGGATGAAGCCATGGCGGCGATTCCCTGGCCGGATATCCAGGACAAGGCCCAAACCTGGGCCGCAAACATTGCGGATACCCTCAACGGCTTTATCGCCCGGCTGGACTGGCGGCTGGTTGGTTCTACCATGGCACAGGGGCTTAACACTGCACTGATCTTTGCGGACACCTTAGTGCAGGGTATCCACTGGGACACCCTGGGCAATGGCATCGGAAATGGGATGAACCAGTGCGTGGAAGAACTGGACTGGGAAGCCCTTGGCCGCTTGATGATTGCCAAGTGGAAGATCCTCTTCGAGACGCTGCACGGTTTCATTCAGACCTTTGACTTTGGGGCCTTAGGTGACGCATTCGCCCGCGCGACCATGGCCGCCATCAATAACATTGACTGGCCCCAGGCTGCCGCAGACCTTGTATCCGGTGCGGCGGGGCTGCTGGAAGCTCTGGCACACTGGATCGATGGGCTGGATTGGCAGCAGATTGGCAGCACGATTGCCGAATGCATTACCAATATCGACTATGCAGAACTTGCACAGGCGATTCTGGATTTGCTGTCCGCCGCCGTCACGGGGCTGGCAGATGGGCTTTCAGCCCTTGCTGGGCATCTTGTCGGTGATTTTATCCAGGGCATAAAGCAGTGGTTTGATGACGTCCAGACCCAGGCAGCGGTTGCCGGATACGGTGACGACGTTGCTCAGTACCTGTTCGATGGTTTTATTAACGGCCTGGAAGCGCTCTGGAACGGCATCGGGCAGTGGATCTATGATCACATTTTCACGCCGTTCAAAAATGGTATTTGCGAAGCATTTGGAATCCACTCTCCCAGTACCGAAGCCAAATCCTGGGGGTCCTACATCTCGCAGGGACTTCTGGACGGTCTGGCCAGCAAGTGGGAGAACATCACCGGCTGGCTGCGTGACCTCAAGCAGAATTTTGTAGACGCATGGGATAACATCCGCGCTAAAACTACTGAGACATTCAATTCCCTTGGGCAGACGATTTCTGACATCTGGAACGGCATCTCCAGTACCATCAAAAACGCCGTCAATGGCATCATCGGCTTCATCAATCGGATGATCTCCGCCGTTGTCACCGGCATCAATGCGGTCATCAACG